GCTTCTTTGGTGCTTGTATCAGATAATATTATTGAAGAAGCATCTCTAAAAAATGGGTCAGTAGAATTTGGGTCTACATAAATATTTTCTGGAGCTATTCTTTTTATTTTTATTCCACCCCTACCTTGCTCTGCTTGCCAATCTGGATATATATACATAAAACCTAAACCTTTGACAATAAAATCTTTTACAATACTTCTAAAATTTCTATCTCCATCAGAATCAAACCATATTTTATCTAATAGTTCATTGTAAACAAAGGCAACTTCTGTATCTGTTTTACCAACAGGCACAACATCCCACTCTGGAGATGAACCAGATACATTTGAGAGGACCTGTTCAACTGCAGGTCTAATTTTATTATTCGCTTCTGGTGGTTGTCCAACAGAAATTAAATAATCTTTTTGAGCTTGAGTAAGTTGAAGTCCTAAATAAAATTCTTCATCTTCAGACATTTGAAATTTATGTTCTTCAGCTGAAGATTGATAATAAACATATTCACTATCTATGTCAGATGCACTCATTTCATCTAACTTTATATTTTTTAGATTTATCATTCTATTACATATTAATTAAATTTATATATATTATGCAAATATCCTTTGACCTGTTTCCCAATCTATTCCAAGAAAGTTTGAACTATAAGAAATTCTATCGCCTTCTTCATCATATCCATGTCTAGGAGCATATATATCATCGATTGCCCATCTTAAAGCATCAAGTGTATCTTTTTTAAAACTACCATGTTCTTTAAAGTTTAATAATTCTTGTTCTAGCTCCCAATGAGCATCTTGTATAAACATAGCTTTGCTAGCAAAATATGGTTGCAGCTGTTTTATCCTATAAAACTTGCTTTTTATTGCTTTTTTAGGTGATATATTGTAAAATTTGCCCCTTTTTTTAGACTCTCTAGTCATATAATCAGATAGCATAACATGTCCAGTTTCTTCTATATTTATGATTTTTGGGTTATAAAATTCAATCATTTCAAATAATTTGTCAGCTAAATCCATAGGAGCCATCTGTCCACGATGATAATCAATAACATAAATGTTATTTTCCGCATCTACACCTATTACCATGATAACTGAGAAGTCTGCTTTTATATTTTCACTTGATGCAGGGTCTACCCCCATAAATACATTTACTGGAACTTCGTACATCTCGCCATCTATTTCTTGATGTATTACAGAAAAATCATCATTATTATTAAATGTTCCATCCCAATAGGATATGTTTTCTTTTTTAAATACTCTAAAACTGTCATCCATTGGAATGTTTTGATATTCTTGATAAAAATATGCAACATCTCCTTCAGATACTAATCTATCTCTTTCAGCAATCAACCAATCATAAGGTCTATAATCTTCCCACAATACCTTAGGTTTACCTTTTTTATCTAAAATCTCTTTACCACTTGCAGTGAAGTATCCATCTTTGTTGTCTTGCAGTATAGCTTGAAAGAAAAGACTATCCCATCCTTTTATCTTTCTTTTACCATTTCTATCGTATGCTAATGGTCCAGCTATTCTATTTAAATAAGACTCTTCATCTACAATAGTTCCAATAAATATTAACTTGGAATCTCCAGAACCTGCAATTACTGCACCATTTAACCATTGTCTAAATTGGTCACGCAAAGTTTGTGTAGCTGTGTTTCTTTCTCCTTCTCCGTCATCGATAACAGTAAGTGTTGGTCTATATGCTCCATATTTTAACCCTCTTACTTTTTGCCCTGTACCACGAATTAAAACTTTGCAGTAACTGTTTGGGTTGCCTTCTTCATCAAAACCAGCTATAAATTCTTTCTCTTCTTTGCCCCAGTTTCTACCTTTTCGGTCGCCAAAAAAATATTTAAGTTTTTCGTTGTATTCAATTTCATTTCCTATAGTTTCAAGATAAAACTTTGATTGTTTTTCTGATTCCGATATTAAAAGAATAAATTTTTCTTCATCAAACAAAATCCTATGTAAAGGGTATACAAGATTTATAAGTGTAGATTTTGCATGACCTCTAGGCGCAACAACTGCTAGCTTTGAACCAATATCTAGATTTAAAAGTTTAGATACTATTTTTTTATGAAACTCAGGCGACTTACTTCTAATATGATAATGCATAGGTTGCTCTGGGTCGCCAAGAATAAATTTGGCAAAAAAGAATATATCTAAATACATTCTCTTCATTAACGCTTCTCTTTCTTCTATAGTATATGATAGCTGCATTATTTAATTTTATTTTTCACTCTTAATATTTGTGCGCTCAAATATACGCAAGCATCTAATAATTCTTCTAAAGTTTCTTGTACAAAATCTCTGCCATCTTCTAGTGGTACATCTTGATTGTATTTTGACTGACCTAAATCTAGTCTATCTGAAATCATTTTTTTGATTTCTTCATTGATACCTTTTTCTTTTTTTTCTTGCGTAATTTTTTCATACCCTTCATTAATGTCGTTTTCAATCGTGATGTTCCGTCTGTGAATCGAAGTTGATTTGTAGATAAATGTTTAGGCATCTGCCCTCCCAAAAAGATTATTTTCATAAATATCAAGTTTGCTGTTTAATTCATCAATATGTTCAATCATATTTAAAATTAACTCTGAAACTTTTGGCTCTACAAACATTTCTTTATTATCAAGCATAATGATACCTGAATAGTTTGTATCTATTTCAATCGATATGGTTGCTTTCGGTATTTTCCGTTTCAAGAACACCATCTATTCCTTTTTCCTTTACAATATTAATTAATTTACCAATGTCTTTATCTGATAATTCTTTTCTAGCTTCTGCTAGCAATTTCTTATCTCCATCTGAAATCATAATAATATTTTGTGTCTTTTCTTCTTTTTCTTTCTTTGTATGTCCTAATAAATCGGAAACTCTGTTGAGTGCATTAAGTTTCGCATTTGGTGGGGCATCAAGTATAAAATCCTTGTATTGATTAGCAATCCAATCATCATCAATGCCAATCTCCATAAACTTTTCACGCATATTCATGCTAATCCTATCAGTGATGTGTTTCTTGCGTAAAATTCTAATACCTCTTCTAAGCGCTTGCTGGGGATTGTTCTCACTGAAGGAGCTGGTATATGCATCCACAATCGATTGGGAATCGAACTGTCCATTTTTGTCGATTGTTCCATGTTTGGAGAGATAGTCGGCAAAACGCTTTTGGAGTGCTGTGGGCGGAATGTTTCTAACGTACTGCTTGTGTACCAGCTCATCTCCTGTCCAGTTTTTTTGCTGTTTGGCGTAGATTTTTCCGTAGTAAGTGGGAGTTTCTCCAAAACCTGTGCGGATAAAAGTAAGCGGTTTAATTTTGCCTGCGATGTTGTAACTACGCCTTCCAATACACTGCACAATCTTATTATCATGAGTGCAAATCCAATCGCCAGTTTTTGCCTCACGCCAGTTTTCAACGGTCTTAATTTTAAGAGAGTCTGCTTCATTTGCTTCATAGACATCGAACTCTTTTCCTTTACATGTTACTTTCAAGTTTTAAAATGGGGTGTCATCTTCTTTTGGTTCAAGCTTTAGGCTTGTATATTCATTACCAGTGTTCTTTGAAGTATTCTTCCAACCTGCTATGTTATATACTACTCCATTTACTTTTACATTACCAGTAAAATCAGGCTGCGTTTCTTTTTGCTTGCCTTGATTGACAAACAAGTTTCCTCCGAGTTCTTTTAATTCATATCCCATGTGTTCTCCTTTTTTGTTTGTTGGTGGCTGTAAACCTAAGGTTTATAAAGCATATAAGTAAACCTTTTTTAAAAATAATATATCTATGTTATTTATAAACCTAAGGTTTATACTGCTTATGCAGTGCTATGCGTTGGCAATGCGATTGCTATGGCTATGCTATACGAATGTTAAAAAATGTAAAAAATTTTTATGGAGGGTACTATATATATGACGGGGTGGGTTGCATATCGGTTTGCGTTTTATTATATAGGTTGACTTGACTTTTTTATTGACGACAAAAGGTTCAAAACGCTCAGTAATATATTTATCTTGACAGCTCAAAAG